GGCACCACTGGCAGTTTGGATTTTCAAGGCACCAACATCAGCTGGGTCAAGACTTCTACTGATGTCACCATGACCATTCTAGAAAGCAATGGTAATCGCACAGAAGTCACTGTGCCACTAGCGAGTTTTGCATTCTGATGAAAGCACTGGTGTTGTCATTGTTGTTGATCTTGAGCGGGTGTGCCAGTTTGGACCAAACTCAGTTTGATTCACAGCCGCCCAAATTGGTGCCACGACAAAATCTACTAATGACACTGCCTGAATTGGATGGTCCAAGAATACCAATTGCTGTGTATGGGTTTGTGGACAAGACCGGTCAGAAAAAAAGCAGTGACAAACTGGCACTGTTTTCCACAGCAGTCACACAAGGCGCTGAAGTATTTCTAATCAAGGCCTTGCAAGACACGCCCAATTGGTTCACAGTGGTTGAACGTGTGAGCTTGGACAACTTGATCAAAGAGCGTCAGCTGATACGCAACCAGCGCGAAGTATACGAAGGCAAAGAAGCCAAGCCGCTCAAGCCATTGCTGGTAGCCGGCCTTATGATTGAAGGTGGCATCATAGGTTATGACACCAACATCACGTCAGGCGGCAGTGGTGCTAGAATACTAGGCATTGGGGCCAGTACACAATATCGTGTGGATGAAATTGTTATTTCCATGCGAGTAGTTTCAGTTAACACTGGGGAAGTGTTGCTGAATACGGCTGTGAGTAAAACTGTTTTTAGCACAGCTCACAACCAAGGAGTTCTCAAATTTGTCGATGTTGGCACAATCAGCATTGAACTTGAGAATGGGGCTGCTATCAACGAGCCTACAACATACGCAGTTCGAATAGCCATTGAACAAGCGGTGTATGAAATGATCCAAGAAGGGGCAAAACGAAAACTTTGGTCATACAAAAAGGGTACACCCCCAAGGAGTGGCGTAGAGGATAGTAACTCACCCACAAAACAAAAATGAAAATAACAAGATCTCTCAAAGGGACAATATTTGCATTGGGCATGATGGCGTTATCGCATGCACAGGCTGCAAATGAAATTTATATAGAGCAAGTTGGCGATAATGCCACTGTTACGTTGAAACAAGCTGGCAACAACAACACTATTGGTGATGCCCTGGCGCCAGCCTTTATTGGCGGTGGACAGAACACAGTATACATTGAACAATCAGGCAGTGGCAATCAGCTGGCTATGTTGGTCAACGGTGCTGGCACCAATGTCACTTCCATAGTCACAGGCGACAGCAACCAACAGACCATCACATGCGGAACCAGCATCAGCGCCAGCTGTAGCGGATCTGCAATCACGCATACCATAACAGGTGACAACAACGATGTGCAAAGTTTGCTGGGCACCACCGGAGGAGCACACACCAGCAATATCACAGTGCTAGGGGATTACAACCATGTCACACACAACAGTTCAGGATCAGGCGCCAACTCCGCCACAATCAATGTTAGTGGGTCAGGTTCTGGTGCAACTCCCAACGCAATTACTGTGTCTCAAAGCGGTATGAATACTCAGAGTGCCACTGTCAATGCTTCAGGCAATAACCTTAACATTAGCATTATTCAGTCTGACTAATGCCTGGGCCGGCGTAGGCAAGGTCACAGAAATGTCGGGGCCGACAGAAATAATACGGGCTCAAAAAAGCATATCCAGTGCTGTGAATACTGCGGTGGAAATGAATGACACCATTGTCACGGCTCGATCCCGAGCTGAACTGACTTTTGAAGATGCCACCAAAGTAAAAATTACCGAGCAGTCAAAGCTGATAATTGATGACTTCGTATACGACCCCAAGCAAGGAACAGGCAAGTTGGCCATGAAAGTGGCCTTGGGCACAGCTAGATATGCATCGGGCCAAATAGCCAAAAATAATCCTCAACAGGTATCAGTCAAAACCCCTACAGCGTCAATTACTGTCAGGGGCACAGACTTTTCAATGACAGTGGACGAGTTAGGTCGTAGCCTTGTTATGCTACTGCCCAGCTGCGATGACAAAACGTGTGTGACTGGGGCTATTGAAGTCAGTAACGAGGCTGGCAGCATTTTGATGACCCAGGCCTATCAAGCCACCTTGGTTTCATCAGCAGACACTCTGCCTACAAGACCAGTTGTGTTAACCATTGATCAAGCCAACATCAACAACATGTTGATCATTAGCCGACCTCGGGAAATCAGCGAAGACAACCGAGACAACAAACGCGATGTTCGAACAGCCTTGGACGTGAATTTTCTTGATCAAGACTTTTTAAAACCTGCAGACTTGGACAATCAGCTGGATGCGTTTAATCAACTGGATCGCAATGAACTAGAAGATGACCTGTTGCCCAACGCATTGGATGCTGTAAATGCTGCTTTGTCAGCCACGCAAGAAGCCATGTCAACTACACTCAGCATGCTACCGGGCTATGACGCAGGCTCAGGGTTGAAATGGCGCACAACCGATTCAGAACAGCTGGTTTTGACTAGATACAGCACTCATATTTTTGAACTAACTGTGCCCCGAGAACAAGGGGCAATCTTGGATCTACAACAGGACGGTATTCCTGTGTATCAAAAAATCAACACAGGTGGAACCACCACCATCACAGTTATCCAGAGTCAATAAATACTATTATAAAAACAAGGAGCCATTGTGGGTGAATTTTTTAAATTGGTAGCCGAAGTAGGCTTCCCGATAGCAGCAGCTATAGGTGCAGGATATTTTGTATTCTTGACATTGAAATTTATTTTGGCTGGCGTAACCAGCAGCGTAAATGGTATCAAAGGCATCATTGGAGCACTGGACAATCGAGTCAAAACCATGAATCACGACGTGATACGCATTGACACTATTGTGAGCAATGCTCTTGGACTTAGGCCTGATGTGGACCGTATTGCACGAGCAGATGGCAAGAACGATGCTCGGAGAGACTGATGTTGTACTTTGATTATCATTGGGACCTAGACAAAGATGTTATGATTCCGGATCCTGAGTTGAATACTGACCAATTAGATTGGAAACCCGGGGACTTGTTTCAGGTTCAAGAATTCAATGGGAAGAAATTTCTTTGCAGAGTTGACCCTTTGGTTAAATTTATACGAGATGGGGTAAAATAATGGACATAGCTGAACTCATAAACAAATATGGTTTCCCAATCGTGGCAGCTGGTGGCACCGGGTATATGATATACTATGTGTGGGAGTGGGCCACAAAAGAAATCAAGCCTGTGCTGAGCGAAGCCAACACTACTCTGATTGCCTTGATTGATCGCATTCGTATGCTGGACAATGACTTGATACGTTTGAATCAAAAAGTCAACACTGTGCTTCATTTGCGTGGCAAAATCATTGAAAGCGAACGTGTACTAGAAGCTCAAAAAGTAGACAATGAAGCTGAAAAGAAGTTTGAAGCTGCGGTCAAGACTGACACACAGAAATAATCAATGCTAGAAATCATCCTAACTTTGGTAATGACCCACATTACCATTATATGTGTTACTCTGTATCTACATCGCGGACAAGCACATCGTGGCATTGAATTTGATCCTGTACTAGAGCATTTTATGCGTGCTTGGCTGTGGCTCACAACAGGCATGGTAACCAAACAGTGGGTGGCCATACATCGCAAACATCATAGATACTGTGAGCAATCCAACGATCCGCACAGTCCTCATGTGTACGGAATCTGGCGTGTGCTGTTTGGCGGTGCTGGGCTGTATCACACAGCTTCTCAAGATCAACTATTAGTTGACAGCTACGGTGTAGGCACTCCCAATGACTGGATTGAACAACACATTTATACACCACACAGCCGGTTGGGAATAATACTGTTACTGGTTGTGGAAGTTCTGTTGTTCAATGGTTGGGGAATTGTGATGTGGTTGGTGCAAATGGCCTGGATTCCGTTCTGGGCAGCAGGAGTCATCAACGGTGTTGGTCATTGGTGGGGTTATCGTAATGGCGAAACTAAAGATAACAGCAGGAACATTAGTCCTTGGGGTATTATTATTGGTGGCGAATGCCTTCATAATAACCATCATCTGGATCCTGCTAACCCTAAACTAAGCCGTCGCTGGTTTGAATTTGATATTGGATGGGCGTATCTGCAAATATTGCGCGGTGCCAATTTGGCACGCCTTAGAACGAACGAGAAATAAATTCAGCTTCGGGCACACGAGTATGTGTGTTTTTGCTTCCCAACAAAATAACAATTCGTTGTCCGACCACAGTGTCTAACATCATTACAATACATCCGCCAGCAGCTCGTATGTAACCAGTTTTGCTTATTGTATAAGTTTGATTCACTAGACGATTGGTGTTATAAATCATTGTTTTTCCAATGCGTAGCACTGCGGACTGACTGGATTCTACAATTTCTTTATAGTTTTTGGCGGCCAGTACCATGGCCACTAAGTCTCTACCAGTGCTTATATTCATTACGCCAAGCCCGGTAGAATCTACAAATTTTGTATGACGCATGTTTAATGTCCGTGCCTTGGCATTCATTGCCAGCAAGCAACTGTCTCGACCGCCAGGATAATTGCGACATAGTGTAGCTGCTGCATTATTATCACTTTTAATCAGTGCCAATTGCAGCAGCTGACGGCGTGTGTGCAGACCTATTTTTTTATCAAGATCTTGCTGTGCATCAAGAACCACCATGGCAGTCATTAATTTAGTGATACTGGCAATGCTGCGTAGTTCGTGTGAATTTGATTCTTGTAGTATAGCCCCTGCTTGATCAGCAACCACCCAAGAATGTGCAGTGACTGTGACGGCTGATGCAGTAACTGCAAAAAACGACACCACTAACGCAACCACATAGTTCATGATCACTTGCTGGTAGCTCGGTATATTCCGTCCCAGTCACTGGGCAAGCGTGCTGAACGTAGGTCTTGTATGCGTTCAATCATGGCATCATAATAGGCTTCGAACTCATGATCAAATTCTGTTTTAAGATGTTGAGCCAATTCTGCCGCCGCTGCCCACTTTTGTGCACGGTACAGTTGTAAGAATCGTGTATGATCTTGCTTGGCCTCAGCATGCGAGCCGCTGGGTGCGGCCAAAACTGTGTAGATGCGCACACCTTGTATTTTGCCTTTGACAGCAATTTCATCCAGTTCTAAAGTAAAGAAATTGGTCTGTACATGGCGTGCTGTTTGCTCACCTAGAACAATTTTGACACCATACGGCTTAGACTGGCCCTCGAGTCTTGACGCCAAATTAACACCGTCGCCAAGACAAGTGTAATCAAACCGCTGACTGCTACCCATGTTACCCACAACAACGGTGGCACTATTAATGCCAAGACCCATACCAAAAGGTGGTACGCCTTCTCTTGTAATTTCTGCGTTGAATGCATCTAAACTTCCTATCATTTCCAGTGCTGTTTCCACGGCGTGTCGTGCATGATCAGCATCGTCCAAGGGTGCGTTCCAAAATGCCATTTGTGCGTCACCAATGTATTTGTCCAGGGTACCATTGTTTTCAATTATTTTGGCAGTCATAGCAGTCATGTAACGATTCATGATCCGAGTCAAGCCCTGAACGTCTTTACCGTAGTGTTCGCTTATTGTAGTAAATCCGCGAACGTCTGTAAACATAATTGACAACTCGCGTTCTTCTCCGCCTAATTGCAGCAGTTCAGGATTCTGTTGCAATTTCTCCACCATGGCCGGACTCAAGTATGTGCCAAACTGTTTCTTTATTTGTTGCTTTTGTAAGAACTCTGAAACGAACTTGACCCCGTAGGCATGCAGAGCGACCAGGATTGTGCCACTTGCAAAGGCAGTTGCGTCGAATAGCCATAAATGATTGCCAAATGCGTACCTACTACCAGCAATGCCAGCAGCACATAAAATAATAACTGTCGCCAATCCAACATAAGTCCACCTTGTTAAAATTAATAATACAATACCTGCCACAGCAATGGCCAAGATTTCCGCACCATCTGCGTAGTCGGGACGCACAATGTTTGTGCCTGAGGCCAAGGTATCTAGTACAGCGGCCTGCAAGTGGTGCGGATATACTTCTCCTCTTGCAGTGCTGACTGGGTTGTTGAGCCCAGCTGCGGTGAGCCCAACAATGACGATTCCACCTTGGAAATCCTTTGGCAGATCAGCCAAGGAGTGCTCCTGTGGTCGGGATGCCCAATCCACCCAGATTCTACCGTAGTTGTCTGTTGCAATTTTTCCAAATTGTGGAATTCTAACTGCTTCAATAACTCCTGCATTGACTCGAACCTGGAAGCTGGGGTCACCAGCGGCAACTCTAAGGGTTTCGAGACTGATTGAGGGGTAGAGCTGCCCGTTGACTGCAACAACCTGGGGGACTCGGCGTACGACGCCGTCCACTTCAGGCAAAGTGTTAACAATACCAATACCGCTTGCTGCTTCATTTAGGGACCTCACATTGGGTTGAATGTTTCTGTAGGGAATTCCAGGGTTGCCATCGCCTATTACAGAAACTCCTGGGCGATATGGTGGGTGCTGTGCCTTGACGGTGTTATTGGTGGCCACATGCGGAAGCACCACTGTGCTCTTTTGCAGCTGGCGAGACAAGGCAACATCTTGACCAAATCTATCAGCATCAGGCATAAAAATGTTAAACACAATTACACCAGCGTTGCGATTTTCTAGATCACGTATGATGTCGGCGTATTGATTTCTGGGAAAAGGAAATTGACCACGTTGTTCAATTGCAGCATCGTCAATGTTGACCACGTGCACCAGTTTGCTGGTGTCTACTGGTTTGCTGGTGATTAGCGTGTCAAAATAACGCAGTCTCACGCTTTCCACAAATGCAGTGTCTGCAATACGTATGCCCAACACCAAGATCAAGGTGAAGATAGCAGTCCAAGGAGTTAGTAGTATTTTTTCCCACATCTAATATTTATTGGGGCTGTGTTGGCACAGGCTCAGGCGGATGTGGTGGATGTCGTGGAGGGCGATGGCTAAACCAACTCATAATGATTCCTTTGTGTTACTTAACTGCTGGAGTCAAAAGTTAATAACCCAGTTAAATTTTTTGTGTTATTTTCCACGTGGTGTATGGTCTTGACATACTCTTCAGGAGAACACAATGATTTAAAAATAAGTCTATTACTGTTAAAATATCTAGCAGAGTTGTGTTCAGCAGCTTGAGTTAGAGCCACTGATAGATTGGTTTTGTATTCTTGTAGAATTTGTTGAAAGAATTCTTGACTAAAAAACCTTTGTTTATTAAAATCGGCTATGTGATTGAGTTGTGCAAGTAACTTTAGTTGCAGTGTTGGAGGTAAATTAGATATTCTTTTCATTTCTGCTACCACAGCTTGCAGACGCTCAAGTGGGTCCTTGATGATGTTGTATGTTTCGTCAATATACGGGGAAAAAGTTTTAAACCCATAACTTTGCAAGTAGTCAAGACTGCCAGCACTTGCTGCCAACATAAAAGGTTGACCACACGCAATTGGTCTCAAGGATTTTTCAGTAAGATGCCAGCGTTGGTCATCAAACAGTGTTTCAAGCACAACCTCAATATGTGTCCGGTTGTAATCTCTAGAATCATAATCGGCACTGGCTGCACTGCTGATTTGATTGATATAAAAATGATCTTCAAGATTGTGTTTTTCTATACAAAAATCAGCATTGCTGAATTTGTGTTCTCTGTAGTCCAGGTCCTGGTCCTGAGGATTAAACCCCATGTGGCATTGATTTGCAAGTTCTGCGTTGACCACTAATTCAGCAAATTTTAATCGATATTCTCTAGTGCCTGCCCAGGCTCGATTATAAATCAAGAATAGTCGGTCAACGTTCTTTTGACCCAACGCAGGATCATGCCCGGCAAATCGATACCAATCCTGTGCAATCAAGGCATGACTCCAGTAGTAGACTGGTATAGCTCCGGAACTTGTAAATTTTTCTAGTTCTGGACTCTGCTGCTCACTGTGCAGCAACAAAGCTCGATCATAAAAGTTAAACATGTTGTAGACGTAGTATCTGAACACACCAATTTTGGATGCAATTGGTGGCCAATCTGAAAAATTCAAAGGTTCTTGGTCATGACAAATCAGCGGCAGCCTTGACATTTCTTCAAATCTTGTGCAGTGAAACAACGGTTTGCAATCTTCTGTTTTTTTTGAGCCATGTGGAAACCAGCGATAAATTATTACGTCCTGGTCGCAATGATCATGTAAAAAATTGTATAATCTATCTAAAGGAATGCTAATTTTCTTCTCCGTATAAATTGGTTTTATTGGTATTGGTATAAATATTGCATGACTAATTCCTACCAACCTTATACATACTTAATTGGCTGGGCCACCCAACATAAATTTTACTATGGTGTGCGATATGCAAAAAATTGTAGCCCAACAGATTTGTGGAGTAAGTATTTTACTTCATCAAAAGAAGTAGCAGCAATGAAAACAGTTTATGGAGATCCTGACATTATACAAGTTAGAAAAGTATTCTTAACTAAAGAGCATGCTAGACTCTGGGAAAACAAAGTGTTGCGAAGATTAAAAGTTGTGTCTCGAGAAGATTTCCTTAATAAAAACGATGCTCCTGCTCCTCCAATTAATAATCGAGTAATGTCAGAAATTACTAAGACTAAAATTGGCACAGTGCATAAGGGAAAACCAAAATCTGAAGAGCACAAGCAAAAAATTAGAGAAGCACGGGCAAAGCAGGTCAATACCAGAAAAGGACAACGTGCAACAGAAGAAACAAAGCAAAAACTTAGAGAAGCAAATTTAGGAAAAACATATTCAGAAGATGTTAATTCTAAAAAAGGTCAAAAAAAGGATTTGCATTGGACTTATGGAAAACCTCGAACAGAAGAAACAAAGCAAAAACTTAGAGAAGCAAATTTAGGAAAAGTTTTGTCAGAAGAAACAAAACAAAAAATGCGTGGACCAAGATTGAAATTAAAGGAAATTAAATGAAAAAATGCAAGGTGGGATTCATCGGAATTGGGAAATTAGGTTTAGATTGTGCTGAAGTCATGGCTGAGAAGCATGAAGTCAGAGGTTACGATATTTACCCACGCACCAGTGACTCAGTAAAAGTATGTGACATTGATGAACTTGTGAACGAAAGCGAATGGATTTTTATTGCTGTGCCCACACCACATGCTGAAGGCTATGATGGCAGTGTGCCTAGCTCGCACATGGAGCCTCGAGACTTTGGACACGATGCTGTGATTGATGCTATCAAGAACATCAACCAGCATGCTCGCGGTCCCAAAAAGGTTGTGTTGATCAGCACAGTGTTGCCGGGCACCACACGCCGCAAGTTTTATCCATTGTTAGACCAGCAACATCAGTTCTTGTACAACCCTTACCTGATTGCCATGGGTAGTGTGAAATGGGACATGGTCAACCCTGAAATGGTCATGATTGGCACCGAAGATGGCAACCCCAATGCCTTGGCCGGTGAGCTGATTGACCTGTACAAAACAATCATGGAAAATGATCCACGCTACGAAATTGGCACCTGGGACGAATGTGAAGCCATCAAGATCTTCTACAACACTTTCATATCAGCCAAGGTGGGACTGGTGAACATGATTCAAGATTTTGCCATGCGAATCGGCAACATCAACGTGGACGTTGTAACAGATGCTCTGGCCCGATCAACCATGCGTATCATGGGGCCCAAGTACATGACTGCTGGCATGGGCGATGCAGGTGCATGCCACCCACGTGACAACATTGCGTTGCGTTGGTTGGCCAAAGAATACAACATTGGCTACGACTTGTTTGATACAGTGATGCATGCCCGGGAAATTCAAGCTCAGAATCTTGCACTGTTCCTTGTGGATATTTCAGTAACCAACAACATGCCCATTGTTATTCACGGCAAAGCCTACAAGCCCAATGTGCCTTACTGTATTGGCAGTTATAGTACTCTGGTGGGTCACTACATTGAGCAAGCAGGAAAAACCGTGGTGTATGTAGACCCATTAGCCGATGATCGCGCCAACTGTGTGGACAATGTTACAGAGCCTGCTGTTATTTTAATGGCACACAACCGTAACATCACGTTTGGCTACACTGGCGAACAAGCAGCCGACCCTGACTATTTTGAATTCCGGCCAGGATCAATCGTGGTAGATCCTTTCCGCAAAGAAGCTGATCGTGCAGGCATCAAGGTTGTTCACTATGGCAACACACGGAGTTCTTAAATATCATATTCCAAAGTTTTGGGATGATGAGTTCAAGCAGCTCAACTACATCAACGAAACCTTTAATGATACAGAAAGTCTAAAGCGGTGGACAGCTCTAGGCTATGCCAACAAGTTCACCGGAGACATGTGCAACATGCGCAGTCCCCAACCCACTTGGAATCACCGGTTTATTAAAATCTATCAAGAAATGGGCTGGAAAGATATTGGTACCAGCTACTATAGAATGGCCACTGGAACCATACTGCCCACACACAGTGACTTGTATCTTCGTTATATTGAATTGTTCAAACTACAAGGGCAAGAACAACGTATACGCAGAGCCATTGTGTTCTTGGAAGACTGGTGTCCAGGCCACTATTTTGAAAGTTGTGATGTGCCCAAGACACAGTGGCAGGCCGGCGATGTTGTAGAGTGGCAGTATGATGCATCGCACTTGGCAGCTAATCTCGGACTAGAACCAAGATACACACTTCAGATAACGGGATGGGTATGATCAAAAGTTATGATGAGTGGAGTCCACTCAAACGCATAGTGGTCGGAGATGCCACTCACGCCAATTGGCCAGTGCATGATCCTGTTTTCAAACTGGAAAGCAACAAAACAACCTGGAAAGAATCAGCAGTACCCCGGGGACCTGTGCCTCAAAACATAATTGACGAAGCCAACGAAGACTTGGATGGTCTTGCAACGACCCTGATGAGCCTAGGTGTAGATGTAGTACGCCCGGATCCACTCAACTTTCAAGTTCACGACGGCATGTATAATTATTGTCCCCGGGACCGACTGCTGGTGTATGGTGATACCATTGTGAATCCCGCCATGATGTATCCTTGCAGAGACATGGAATTTCAATGTTATCACGACATTGTAGACGAGGCTGCTCATTATCATCTTATGCCCAGAAACAAAGGCATAATCCTAGACGCAGCCAATGTATGCAGACTTGGGGACAAAATGCTATTCTTGGAATCTGCGTCAGGCAATCGAGCAGCTTATGATTGGTTGTGCAGTGTGTTTCCCAATGTCAAAATTGAACTGTGCAACTTCTATACTGGGGTGCACATAGACTCAACCATTGTGCCCTTGAGAGAAGGCTTGGTCATGCTCAATGCCAGCCGAGTCAATAGTGAAAATGTGCCTGGAGTTTTTGAAAAATGGGAAAAGATCTGGGTTGAAGATGTTGTTGCCCAGGGCTTTTACCAATATCCCTATGCATCAAAATGGATTGCCATGAACATGTTGGTTGTGAATCCTACCACAGTGATCTGTGACCGACACCAAACTGACCTAATAGTGACTCTACAAAAACATGGGTTTGAAGTGATTGTACATGAGCTGCGACACAGCCGAACTCTGGGTGGTGGATTTCACTGTGTGACCCTGGATCTTGAGCGCGGTTGACCATTATTGTGATTTGTCATA